TGCGAACTTTGGTTTGCGGTTCCGCCCCCTGCCTTCAAACCCGACACGCTCTTGCACCCATGTCCGCGCGTTGCGTTGGGTATCGCGGCAGTATTTCGGGGTGATGGATTGCTTGATGTCGCGGCGGTGCTCCAGGTCGGCACAGAAAATCTCGATCGCCGCGGCGACTGTCCCGCTGTCTGCATCCAGGACTAGACCGCCGGTTTCGAGGGCCGCGTTGTAGGTGTCGCAAAAGGCCAACGCCGCCGGCGGTGGTTTCCGAGAGCCCGGGATGGGGGGAAACTGAGTAGTATGTCCACCATGTCGGACTAGCCACGAGCCACGACTGGACCACCATTTTGGTTCTACGCGCTTGAAGGGTGATGTCATGATCTTCTCCGTTATACAAGTGTTCCCTTGAGAAGATATAGTAACTGTCAGTTATATTTGCAAGACCCTGACATGGTGGCCGTAGCCACCGTTTTGCACCTGCCGCTTGCGCGTGGATTGCGCGTGAGACGGACCTGATCGGCTGAAAGTGGCTCCCCGGGCCGGACTCGAACCAGCGACATGGTGGTTAACAGACTGATTTGGGCCGTATCTTCGCGTACCGTTCAGTGTGCAAATGCCACAAAAAATGGCTGTAACCAACAATCCTGTGTATCTTCTCGTATCCGTTCACCCTAACATGTACGCGAGCGTTACACAAGTTTTTTGCGCGTATTTTGCGCGTGGGATTGCGCGTGCCACGCGCAGACTTAACGCGATCGCTTCCACGCCAGGTAGTCAGCCGCCTCTGCGACGTCCGCGAAACATGTGGTTAGCCGTACCTCGCTGGTGGCCTGCGGATCTATAATAGCCGAGATGGTCGAGCCGTGTTGCTGTCCCGGGTGGCCGAGCCGTTCGGCGTAATCGTCCAACGCCGACCACTTGTAGCCGCGGGCACGGATGAGCCAATAGACAAAATTCCTGTGTTCGTGTTCCTCCTGGTGCATGGCCCAGTGGTGCGTGTGTCCACTGGCGAAGATGTGTGCCTTCGAGGTGGTAATGGCGGCACGCTGGTTGGAGTGCAAACTATTCCAGATGGATCTGCCGGGGAAGTCGTGGGCGCTGATGATGCGAACCCGCTGGCCGTTCGGAAACACCAGCTGCCATTTGGCGCACCAGTCCGCCATTGGTATTCGGTGCGTATTGGCTGCCTTCAACAGATCGGCATCGGCCCCCCACAAATCGTGGTTCCCCATAATCCAAGCGAGGTACTTCACACCGGCCTCGTTCAACATCCACCTTGCCAGTCGTCTGGCGGTGTCCAGGCTGGTGTCGGACTTCGCGTGCAGACGCATCAAGCGTCCTGGCCAATCTCCATCAGTTGTGTCTCCAAGGTTACAAGCGTAGTGCCCGGTGTCCTCACCCCCGGGACCGGGGTTTCTCATCAAGGACAGGTCGGACCGCAAAGCAGAAATATTACAGGCCCCCGAATCTATGTGGGGATCGCCGATAAAATGGAGCGCGATCGGCAGGTTAGACCGCTTGAATTGGACCTCGTACCACTGCTTTTCGGTATGGGCAGCGGCACGACGCTCGAAGCGTCGTTCCATCGTGTTCAGGATATCTTCAACGGGGATGTCGCCAGGCTCGGCGAAACTCGGCAGTTCGACCTCTTGGGCGGGCGCGGCTTCGAGGCCGCGGCTTATGGCTAAGTTGCAGCGATGGTCGAGGGTCGAGCGGGGGATGTCCAGTGCTCTGGCAGCTGCCGAACGGTTGCCATGTTCCCGTACTGCCGCCAGGGCGGCGGCAAGGACTTCATCGTCAACGGGTCTACTTGCCACGAAGGCGCTCCGCGTAACGCGTCACCCGCCCTCTGCATTGGCGGTAGTATCTTGAATCAATAATCTCGTTCGCCGCGCGATCATAGTCGCCCGTGGACAAAGCGTTCAACATTTTGTGGAATTTTTGCAGGCGAGGGAGGCCCAGCTGGTAAGCCACCTCGATAACCACAGACTGAATGGAGGCGGGGGCGTCGCGGAACCAGCCGAAGTTGCGACGCACTTCTCTGATTGTGCGCGCAACGTCATTGCGCAGGAGCATTTCAGCCTCGGCTTCGGTAATGCCGTGGCCCTCTGAAACCAGTTTTCCGAATCCGATCGTGTCGTGGCCAAGGTGATCCTTGTAAACATGCGATCGAAACCCCTCCTCGCGTTTGAGGGAGGTGAGTATTTTGTTAATCGGTAGCACGATCACGGGGCTTACAGACTTCATACCAGCTGATGTTATGCTCTCTTATCATTTTTATTGTCGGCTCGGAATCAAATGTCTGCGAAAAGAATATCGGACCAAAGATCGCGCACGCGCTATCCGTGGTTGTCTCGGTTCGCTCGATCATGGCGCACGCTGTCGTCATCGTGAGCAAGAGCCCGACGAGCAGCGTTTGCACGCCGCGCCATGTCGAGCACCTTGCCGGACGCCTTTGCTTCCTGGTTGGCCTCGCCAGACTTGATGAGTTGCCGGTCACGAAAGAGCCCCGTCAGTGCCTTTGCAAGACCAACCAGTCCACGTAGTAGGCTTACCCATGTCATCCGTCGGCGTTTTTGTTGCGGCCAAAGTTGCCTGCGACGAGGTTGAGCGCCCATAATATTTTGGACACAATAGCGTCATCGGCCTTGGTCGGGGTTAAGGCAGTGACCGCAGTCGCGGCAGTCACAATTGTTGTGATAGCGGTCAGCCACGCAGGAAGATCGCCAAACCAACTAATTAAATTTTCCATTTTATTTCCTTTTAAAAAAGTGAATCAAAAACAACGGTAAGTATCCCGACTACGAGGGTGCCAATGATGAGCCAGGCCAATTTCTCCCAACGCTCCCTCAGAGCGCGAAGTTCTGTATGCGCCTCTCTCCATCGTTCACCGCATTCCTTTTCATGTCGGTCGATCCGGTCCAGCGCTGCCAGCGCAATCTGCGTGGGCGTTTTTCTTGTGGTCATCTTTTGTCCAGTTCCCTGTCACGCATGGAGTTAATGATTTGCCAGAGTGAGGTAATATTTTTCTGCATCACAGTAAGGTTGGCATCGTAATTCGCCTGCAGCCGAATGTGATCCTTGGCCGTGGTTTCCGCGTTGTCGCTGACTTTCTCAAGGTGCCGCGTGACGCTGTCCAGATCCTTGATGACTTCGGACAGCTTTTCTTTAGTGCGGGTAGCCCAAACAACCAGGATGCCCAGCGCCAGAATTTGGTGCCAGTATTGTGTGAGCCAGCTGAAGCCTTCCATTATGTGTCATGTCCAGGCACAGCGATAATCGCCTCTAGTTCGCGTGGGCCGTACTGCCACGTCAGACCACCGCCGAGGGCAGGCACAATGCACAGGACGTCTACGATGGGGTTGCCGTCCAGGTAATTCGTAAAGCGCCTGGCGGTCACCACTGCCACCGTGGGCTGGTGTCGGCTATGGAACACGCGCACCACTGCAATCTCAGCATCCGTCAGGCTGTTGTGTTCCAGAAATCGCTGCGTCGGGCCAGGGCCAAGGTCAACAAACTTCGCCTGCCACCGATACTCGAAGAATTGGGTTATGCCTTCGAGCAGCTTATCCTGGCCGCACGGTGAGGCGGACTGGCGTTGCTCATGCTCATCCGATTGAGAAACCGCCGCCTGTGCTAGAGGGACGGCAAAAAAAAAGGCCGCTAGAGCGACCGATGCGAGTACAAATTTCTTGACCATATCAAACCTCTACAAGTGGCGCCCTCCGTGTTACTGCGTGCCGCGGGATTGCGAGCAGATTATCAAATTTCGGCGGTCGGTTATCATCCCGGCTTTGGCCCAGGGTGATTGCTCTCTTCGTTTCTTTCACCAAAAACCCAACACTGGTGATCTTGGCCGGTTCCAGGTCGTCCGCATTTTCCGACCAGGCCCCGTCGGAGCCCGCCGCGTCGGTCCATTCAACGACAATAATTTCCATCAGTCATACTCTATTACTCCGGTTCCGTGGGCCAAGTAAACGAATCAGGCCATGTCAGCATATCTGTTGTTGCTGGTAAATCTCTTAAAACTTGTCTGTAAGTCTCCCATTCCTCTTTCTTATCATTAGCTAAAGGAGAAGAATGATCTAATGCTTGCGTCCAATCGGAAGCCGCAAGTTTTTCATCTCTTCTCTCTCGTAAATGTCTTAGATGACTCTCATCCCGTGCGGTTTTTTCCTCTGGGGTCATTTCTCTTACACGATGTACCAAAGTAACTCTGTTTTCTTCAACAGTAATTACATCTGGGTCAAATGTCTGGTTGTAGGTTGGAGTAGCAAATGTTTCTGCTATTGGAAGCCACCCAACAGTCTTGAGATATTCGTCATCACCTTTTGATAAATGTAAACCAGATACATTACCCCACTTTTTAGGTAAGCCACCCAGATAATCTACGCTGCCATCGTCTTTAACGTGTGCATACATTGCAGTTGCTCCTTAATCTTCATAAATGGCCCTTCCCAACTTCCGTACTTCTGTTGGCGGAAGAGTGTGGCGCTATTGTAATAGGGTGTCACATCTCCCGGTAGCGCCCACAGGTAATATGACAGGACCGGAACTACAATCCACGTTTTCACTCCCATCGCTGCCGCTAAGTGAGCAACACTGGTGCAGGAACTTATAACTAATTCGCATTGACTGATTGACTTTCTGGTAGTTTGCCAATCATCCAGCGGAGCCTGTTCCATCCACTCTGGTTTCAGTTCAACATCTTTATCTCTCTGTAACGAAACGCAATTATATCCTTTAACAGCATCGAACATTAAATCAGCAGGGAAGAACCTGTGCTGCTCATGTTCAAACTTAGGATTGCCGCTCCATCTAACTCCTATACGTCCCGCTACTGGATCAGCAGTGCGCTCGATATAAGGTTCCCCTTTTAAATCTTCATACTCGTATCCGAAAGGAACTACTGCCGACATCGAAGGAAGCCAGTAATCATGGTACGTTCCACATGCTGCATCGTGCTCCACTACTGCAAACTTTTCTGCAAACATGGAAGCTAGTTCAGGAGAACAGGAAATCACCACTCTATTACCACGTTTCTGTAAATCAAAAGCAAACCGATAGCTCTTAATCTGATCACCAAGTCCACCTTCTAAGTTAAGCAGAACAGTCCCTCCTTCTCCATTCCAGATAGGCTGTGAGGAGCCTATATGCCTGTTACCAAATACATCCTCAAAGCGTCCTTGGTCTAAAAGTTTGTGACCTTCTAAAAGTTTTCCTTGTCTTAGGTAATACCAACCACGATTAAATGCTGCACGTTGACAGGTTGGAGTTTCCTTTTCCAGTTGCTGAGCAATCAACCAACCTTTTTTAAAATCGCCGTGAATGCCAGCTTCAAGTTGTTTATCTAAAAGAGCCATTTATTTATATAGTTGCTGAACTACCAACATTACCACCTTGGCCACCGGGCTTGAACGTCCATGTATAATCAGTTCTGGAACCTACTTGAACTGGTGAACTCGAATCAGTCTCTGCTGGCCGCCAACGGTCTTCCCCCCAAGTCCAGCAAGTTCCGTCAGTTTTTACAGCGGTCATTGATCGACGGGTAGCTGATACATATTTCCAATCCGTTAAGGAACCTACTTGAACTGGAATACAACGACTTGTTGTATCTCCAAGACCTAATTGACCATATTCGTTGAGTCCCCATGTGTACAGTTCCCCTGAAGAATTAATAGCTGCGACACCCGTATAGCCTGCTGCTAAGTCAACCCAATCAGTAGCAGAACCAGCTTGAACTGGAGAACATCTGTTGGTAGAGCTTCCGTCCCCCAGCACACCATATCTATTATCTCCAGTACCCCAAATTTCTCCGTCAGTATTAAGATATATCATATATTCTCTACCACCATCGATTTGAAGCCAATTCGTTGCGGAACCTACTTGAACTGGAACACAACGATTTGTTATATCTCCTTGAGCTAATTGTCCCTCATTATTCAGTCCCCACATCCATAAAGTCCCATCTGTTTTTACACATCCGCAGGTTCTATCACCACCGTTTAATCTTTTATTATTTTCAATTGAAAAATTTCCATCTCCCCAATTTGTTAAAGACCCTGCTTGTACAGGAGAACTTCTGTCGGTAGTGGTGCCGTCGGCAAGTCCTCCATCACCACCCTTTCCCCAAGTCCACAAAGTTCCGTCAGTTTTTACAGCAATAGTCACTTCTCCCCCGTCTGCCATGCCCATCTGAAACCAATCAGTTAAGGAACCTACTTGTACAGGGGAAGAATAATTAGTTGTATTACCTTGACCTAATTGTCCAGTTCCACCGTCCCCCCACATCCATAAAGTCCCATCTGTTTTTATTCCCGTTACATAAGGTTGTTCAAAACAACCGGCTTTCATATATTTCCATATATGGTCGCCTACTTGTACAGGAGAACTTACACCAGTTTCATCATCTTGGCCCAGCCAACCATTTGTATTATAATTCCCCCAAAGGCCATAATAAGCATTAGCAAAAGGTGTATTAGTGGCCCCACCAGCAGCACCAGCACCAGCAGCAGCCATCATTCCTCGTCTAATATTTGGCATTTACTATTCCTTTACGATGGGGTCTTACTGTCTGCACTGGAAACCATTCCATGCCAGATCGCGCCACCATCCGTGGTGATGAAAACCAAGATATCGATGCCACTGGTAGTTAATGTCGGTGCCGAGCCCCCGGGCCAATCGACCGAACTCGGCCAGTTCACCGTTTGCGATCCACCGTTTGTCAGGAACAACGTAAAGCCAGACAGTTCATCACTGGCTGTTGGATTGCTAAAGGTGAAAGTATTGGCAGAGGTGTCCACGGTTGCTACCACATTGTTCCCAAGGGTGAGGTCTATGTCCTGCGTACCACCGCCAGTACCTCCAATTGCGTTGGTGACTTCACCATAGTCTATGAGATTAATGCGGCCTACCTGATTATCTGCCCCAGCAAGAGCACCTCCCAATGCCAGCGTCGTAAACGCACCGGAAGCGGGCGTCGTTCCGCCGATAGCTCCAGGCGCAGCCATCTTTGCCGTCACATTGGCAGGGGTAACAGCACGCGCTGTATCAGAGCCGGTTACAGCTTCGGCGTCTGTGGCAAGTTCGACAACGCCCTTGTTTGTGGTGCTGGCATCCTCACCAGAGTATGTGACCGTGTTTGTCGCTGAAACCGCCACGTCGATGCCTTCACCGGCGGCAAACGTCTGCGTCTCACCGTTCTCCACATCTTGAGTGGTCGAGCCATCCGACATCGTAAACGAGGACATGCCGCCACCGGCGTTGCCCGTTCTGACAAACTGTACCGAGACAGCGTCGCCATCGCTGATGGTGCCCGACGTTTGGACGTAAGTTACCGCGATCTTAGAGTAGGTCGACGCGCTCGTAACCGCACCCGTCACGTTAAAAATGTGGAAGTTCGCAGGTGCGCTGTTCTTGTAAATTGCGATCGTACCACGCAGCGCTGTTGTCGTGCTGTCGTCCCAACTGTCGACGAGCGAGTTGATCGATGCGCCACCGGCTTCAACATCGTCTAAATATAAAACCGATATGCTGGAAATCGTGCCATTATTCCCCCACACTTTTCCGGCACCTTGATCGCTATCGGCTGTGGCAGTTTCCCAGGCCATGAGAACGCCAGCGCTATCGCCTTTCGAGCCGGTGGCCCCGGTGGAGCCGGTGGAGCCGGTCGATCCGGTAGCGCCAATATTTCCGGTGCGTACAAATCCCAAAACCACTGGGTCGGTGTCACTGAATGAACCCGTGCCTGCGACATAAGTGAGGGCTTGTTTCGTATAGCCACTCGCGTTGGTCGCGGCACCCGTTACATTCCAGGTGGCCCAAACCGCGGGGTCGTCGCGCTTCGACATTGTCATAGTTCCGCGAAGCGCGGTCGTGGTGCTGTCGTCCCAGGTTTGCACAAGCGTTGAGATGGTGGCGCCCGCTGTGTCGACGTCGTCGATATAAGCGTTCGATGCGCTTGACAGAGTGGAATTATCGAAACGTATGACGCCCGCACCAGGATCTGAGTCTGTGGTGGTCGTGCTGTACGTCAAATTCAGACCGCCCGGCACGCCGATGTTGCCGCTGCGTACGAAGACCAACCGGACCAGGTCATCATTGCTGAACGAGCCTGTACCAGCCACATAGGTCAAAGCCTGTTTTGTATAGCCGCTTGCATTAGTTGCCGCCCCGGTAATATTCCAGGTGGCCCAGACCGCGGCGTTCGTTTCCTTGATTAACGTGATAGTGCCACGCAGCGCCGAGTTTGTGCTGTCGTCCCAACTCTGAACCAGACCGCTGATGTCCGCACCCGCCAGGTCCGCATCATCGATATAACATATTGCCGCGCTTGATAAGGTGCCGTTATTAAACCGTATGTATCCAGCACCCGGGTCGCTATCCGTCGTCGTAGTCGAATACTTCAGGCCCAGCCCGGCAGGTACGCCCGAACTGCCAGCTGGGGAGAAGGCGAGGGAGACCTCGGCGTTGTTGGAGGCCGACGTCGAACCAGCGAGATAAGCGACCGGCACTTTCGTGTAACCGCTCGCGTCGGTAACCGCACCCGTGACTTTGAATGTAACGATCGGCGAGGCGGTATTCGGGTTGCCGGAGATTGTGACAATACCCCGGTTTGCGCCGTCGCTGTCGTCCCAGCTTTGGACCCATGCAGAGATGTCCGTCGAGCCATCGCTGTCGTCGACATATAGGACGGTGGCCGAGCTAAAATTGGCGTTATTCAGACGTATGAAGCCTGCACCTGGATCTGCATCTGCAGTGGTCGTCGAATACTGCATCGAGATCCCACCGGCCATGCCGGTCTGCCCGATCGGTATGCCGAGCGCCAGAGCACCTGTGGTGTCCGTGAAACTAGCGGTCGCAGTCCCGGGTGACCCGCTTGAGGTTGCGACATTGGAAACCGATACGGAACTGACGCGGCCCGTGGTTGCCTGCAAGGTTTGGCCGTCGGAACTAAACCCGAGCAGCTTCGATGCACGCGCCGTCGCGTCATCCGTAAATTCTGGCGTGGTGATCGATGTTGTCCGCGAAACCTTGAAACTTCGATCGAGTTCTTCCTGCAATTCCTGGGCAACATGCGTCAGTTTGTCTAATGCGTCTTCGTGATCGGCAGCGGGGAAGGGGTCGGCGGGCTGGTAGTCAGTCCCTTGCGTCAGCGCGGTGTCACGAAGAATAACGACGGTCTCGCCGCTCGCGGGTTCGGTTACAAAGGTGACGTTGCCGCCGCCAGCGACGCCTACACCGCTGACTGCGTAGTTCGTCGAGCCGGTGCCCTCCGCTTTCAGTGTTTCCGCGCCGGTTGCGTCGACCCGAATGTAAACGGCAAGTTCAGTCGATGCGAAAATCTTCCAGGTGTAGGCAAAGGCTGTGGTGGAACCGTTGCCGCTATAACTGGCTTTTAGGGTCGTGGTGCTAATGGTCATGGCTGGGCCTCGCGCTTAATCTTTCTGATCTCATCAAGTTCTTCTTGTATTTCACCGTCACGCTTGTCCTTCTTTTCATCGTACTCATCTTTAAGATGATTTTGTTTTCTTCCGTTTTCGTCGGTATAATTCCAGGGGCTTTCTACCTGTTTCCCTGGCTCCCCAAATAAATCTATTTGCGCCTGGATGCGAGCGGCATTAATTTTGTTTTGGATGGCCGTCACACACTGCTTGCTGGCAATTAAATTCCCAGCCTGGCTGGCTTCCTGCATTATTCGATAATCCTTGCTCTTCAATAACCTTTTCAAAGCTGTGAAGGCGAGGCCACCTGCGCGTTTGTGATACCAATCAACCTCTTTGTGCTCCAGGTCGAATGCAATGCCTTTTATTTCCAGCGATGTCGGATGCCTTTCTGGGCCATGCTGAAGTCGAACAAGCTCCTCATCGACGGGGTTGGGTTCGTAGTCAGACCGCACACGATTGCCAGTAACGGCACGCCCCCACAAGTCACGTCGTGGTGGCAAGTTTTTGGAGAAGCCAGGCAGCCGCGCAAGATACTCGTCATGGAACGTAAGCCGTAATCGCTCAATATCGTCCGTGGCACGCTTCCAGTCGTTCCAGTGCGCAGATCCTGGCACCAGTCCCTTGAGATAATTCTTTGCGAATCTGGCCCCCATTGGCCCATCTGGCTCATTCACTGCTTCTATGAAGGCAGAGAGCCCGGTCATAAATGTCTTGTTCGTCAGGTTGTACCCCACGACCCCAATAAGGGCCAAACCAATCTCAGTGCGGGTTCTCTCGTCGGTATCACGGTGCTCCATTATTTCAAAGCCGTCTGCAATAAGCCCGACGATGGTGCTGATCGGCTCAATAAAATTGTAATTGAAGTATGTATCGCCGGTACGCACATGGTAGGGTTTGCGTCCCATGCGCTTGTGCGCCGCGCGAAGTTCGTGGTCGCTCGAAAGGTTCCCTGTCCACTCGAAGCGATCGCTTTTGTACATGAGGTACAGCATCCCCATTATCCCTGAGCCCATCAACCAGCGTGAGGTCGCGGCAGCCTGCTCCGCGCCGCCTTGCTCCATCGCGGTTGTCCAGCGCTTCATAAATGGGGCAATCGGCGAATGGTCGGCCACATACAGTACGGCATTGGTGGGTGTTTTGTAGAACGGCACGACACTGCGGCCAATCCAATGACCGCCGAAAAACTTCTGGCCGTTTAGCAGCCATCCTTCCATGTCACTTTGCAGGGTGACAAACTTAGCTTTTTCTTTTGCCCGCTTTGACGCGGCTGCGGTCGGGTTCATCACAAAGTCAGCGACAAACTCTTCAAAATCCGCACCCTGTTTACCTTGCGAACGCGCCGCCTGGAAGCCTTCTACCCACAGCTGCTTGCGGTACGCGATTACCTTCCACCAGGCATCCTCCAGCTGTAACATGCGTACAGGAGCACGCCCCAATGTAACGGCGTTGCCTGCGTAATCAGCGAAAGTCGCCCACCCCCCAGACCACTGCAGCCCAGCGCCAGAGATAGCATCGAGTCGGCGACCCTGCTGCTCGGCATGAGAGCGTTGGACAACCGACATCTCCGCACCCGAGATAGGGTCTTCTCGCAGCCAAAACGCGCGGGCACCGGCTCTAGCCGCCTCACGGGTGGACATGACGGCACCGAAAATTTCTGCGCCTACATCAGAGAACGTGACATCTCGATGTTTCCCAAACAGGGCGTAAGGTGCTTGCCGCGTCGCCGTAAACGCGCTGTTTGAAATGTCCAAACTGATAGTCGCAGCGACGCCCACGAAGTTCTTTGTATGGGTAAACCACCCGGACAGCAGGGAATTAACCCATAGCTCATGGGTAGCGTTCGAGAATCTTTGCCAGTTAGTCAAGGATCTCAAATGCTTCAGACGAGCAGGCACGTCTGTCGGCAAGGATGCGTATTCGTTTATCACATGATCTAATTGATCCACCCCGCCCATGCCGTCCAAAAGTTCTTTGTAGTTCATGTCCAGCATGGCTGCATCGTCTGCCGATGGAACACGCAAGGCGCTTAATGCACGCGCAATTTCCGTTCTTTTTCCGCGGTACGCTTGCTGCAAGTTTGCGACATACTCCGCTTGCTGCCGCCACTGCAATTTCATTTCTATTGTGGCATTGAGGCCCTGCGCCTTTTTGGTGAGGCGGTCGAGGGTGCGGATTGATGCCACGAGATGATCGCGCCCCGCGACCATTACCGCAGCCATATACCCCGGGTCTGCTTTGCTAAGATTAAAGCCGTCCCGAAAGAAAAAGTTCTTGAGCCCCCGTTCATTGACACCAAGAAGATTTGCCATCGCGCGTGTCTGCTCGTGCGCTATGTGCTTGACCTCCTCCTTGCCCATTTTGGCAAAGTGAGACTCAAGCGCTCCACTTGTACTTGAGAGCAAGCCGTAGATATTCCCCTCGTCTGGGATCTTTTGTTCCATGCCGGGCGGTATGTTGCCCTTGGCTATGCTTTCGTCCCTGCTACGAACACGCACACCGCCAACCATACCATCGTCTACTACCGGGCGGTTTGTGATACCGCTAACGATCATATCTAGCTCAGGGTCGCCTAATGTTTCCCACGGCGTGTAGGCGTCGGCGGCCTCCATCTCCTCAGTTGGGCTCGGCTCTGTGCGCGCAGCACTTGGCGGCACCTCTTCCTCTGGGACGAAGTCTCCCCTTGTCGACGGGGTCAACGGCGCATAGTTATCATTGATATGGTTTATGGCAGCTTTGCGTGTAGGGAACGTACCAAAAACCTCGCCGGTGGCGGCATTGAAAGCTTCATACTGGTTGTACATCCCACCGCCGGTGCCCTTGCGAACATCAAATTTTCTTGTGATGCCGTCGACACCCTCAAAGGTTTCCTCAAGCTCGGCCTGTCGCACTTCATGCTTGACAGCAAGCTCTGCTGCTTCCTCGTCCTGCAAGCTCTTCTGCAACATCTTGTCGGTGTAGCGTCTATATGTGTTGCCGTAAGTGTTACGCCCTACAGGCTTAATTAACCGACCAAGACCCAAGCCAATATAGCTGCCAATTTCATCGGCCCAGCCTGCCAGTTGAATACGCTCCGGTGTTTGCTCAGACCCCGGGGCAGGTGGGGATAAACTTAGATTTGGCGATGGGTAGTCTTCTGCCCTGTCGTTAAGCAAAGTAGGATCAGATTTAAGTGCCATATTTTTTCCAACAAAAAACCCGCCAAAAGCGGGTTGCTACATTGATGTCAAACTTTGTTATTCTGTTCGCTCTTCGCCTGCGAGGCCTGTGGCGGCAATCGGTGCGGCGCTAAACAGCGGAGCGCCTTTTTGCATCAGACTGTCGCGCATCTTCTTGGTGACGGGCAGGGCCCATACTTCTGTACCCACCGTTGGCGTTTGCGGGTCAGGTGCATTAATCTCCGTCACCCCGACCTTCGCGTTGAACTTCTTGCCGAACTTCGCGGCGTAGTTCTTAATTATATTGTCATAGAAGCGTTCCATGCCTTCGCCGCCGACTTCAAGATCAAGGCTAGAAATTCTCATCCAATTTGGACGGAGAGGACGATCCTCTGCCATTGATTCACCCACCTCGTTGTGAATCTTTTCAGCAATTTCTTTGCCAGCTAAATCTTCAATTCGCTCAAGCGGGACATCTTCTTCACGAATAACTTGTCTTCCATCTTTGTCATACGCAACAAAATCATATAATCCAGTTTTATTCCCGGTAGTTTCACCAAACTCAGGTTCATACTCAATTCGATCAAGGTGCTTACTCAAATCATACCGCTCTGCCTGTACCTTGCCAGGTGTCCACGCGATCATGTCGTAGTCTTCCTCTGCCGCCATGCGTGCAACGCGGCGGAACACCATTTCGTGCCATTTCTTTTTGAGCGGTGCGTCTGGGACAGGGCTTGCTGTGGTCCCACGGATGTCATTGTTAATATTGTTAATTGCGGCGTTAATCGCACTTTGACGATTAAAAGATTGGGCAGTTACAGGATTACCCTGTGGGTCTATAACTCTCCAAAATTGGTCGCCACCACGCTCTGAAGCCATAGGCGGTAACACCCCACTTTCGACAGTGTAGCCCTTTGGCAATTCTTTAATTAAACCCTTTTCTTGTCCCACATACCCCTGCTTTTGACCCTTCTTATGCCAATCAGACTGTATCTCCTCCACGAACAGTATCTTCTCACCGTTGGGGCCGGTGCGGTCATTCAAACGGATGTGGGCGAGGACGTTGGGGTGTTCGCCAAAGTGGCCTTGCTGAAATACGTCCTTTTTCCTAGCGACATGTTCACCGCTTAGGGGTATTTCATGTCCGTCATCGTACATTTTACGGACGGCGGCGACATCAAGCGGCGGCAAGGTTGATGGGTCTGCTACGTTGTCTCGAAACCGTTTTTTATAACTATCTAAAAATTCATCAAAACTCATGCGTCGAGATGTTGGCAACGTAAGTGCCACCTCGCGGTAGTTCTCGCCGCCAGGGAGGGTGTGTTTATCGAACCGTGTGCGGCTCGCCCCAAGTTCATCCAAAAGCCGCGATCTTTCGTCACGCGATATTTCACCAGCATCATAACGCTCAAAAATATCGTGCCGTCCTTTTCGGACAGCCTCCCCCCCAGGCTCGAGGACAACCTCTTTCACCTCGACCTGGTTGGCATCAACGAAATCCATGATCTCCTGCTTGGTCACATTCTTGCGGCCCTT